ATCGTTTGCTCCCTAATAGTTCTGACATTTTGTGGACATCATCTAATACATACTGAGACATCAGTTTTGTATCAGCAGCTTTTCTTCGTAGCTTCTCGTACGCCTGAGCGTTCGAGTTCTCGTTGATTACTTGGGCTCTCTGCAACTCCTTGGAAGTATACTTCTCGAACTCGCCTCTCTTAGACATGAGTGCGTGAACAGAATTTATCCCGTCTTCACATGCCTGTATGATGAGGTTGATCTTACAGATCTCGCCGCCAAGGAAGATAGCATACTGCCTAAGTACATAGGCTGAGGCTATCGCCTCAGCAGGAGACATGTCACGTACCTGATCGTATTCAAGATCGAATATTCTTTGCGCATCTTCTATGAGTGAATCTCTTGTCGGCTTGACTATGTGTTTCGATGTGTCAATACCATGATTCAATCTATATTCAATAATCTCTTCTGAGGTCATAGATGACTTCCTTCCAGTTAGATAGTCTAGACCAATTGGATATTTCTATCTTCTCGAAGCCTACAAGACTACTCTGACCGATATTATGAAGTGTTGGCAATTCGAAGTGGGGAACCCTGATCATGGAGCTAGCTGTTCCAGCTATCATGACTGGTGCAGACCCAACATAATGAGCCTCAAGATTGCGATAGCAGTCGATTCCGTTTCCTGCTGGAGACAGAACGAATTTACAGCTTGCCATATTCCTGATATAGTCTGACCATTCAAGGTCTCTTTCTACTATAAGGAAATTCTCTTTGAGATTGGCTGCACGATGCATATAGTGCATCATCAGGCTATGTCTATCTATCGTGTAGGATGTGAAGTTGACATAGAGCTTATTTTGCTTTTCAGAGTCGAAGAACTCATTATGTAGCTCCACCATCTGATCTACAGTAGAAGGTCTGATCCCGAATGGAATCTTGACGACTTGCTGGTGTTCAAGATTGGTATTGGTTGTTAGGATCAGTATGTTTGTTGGTATGTATGGGAAAGTGCTGTGCGTGAACATAGCACACTTCAAACTATACGAATCGGAGAACTGACAGTTTTCAGTAATGCATCGTGGTGGAAAGCTAAGAGCCTCGTAGTTACCATCTTTCAGGTATTCGTCGCCACGCTGAGATAGTACAAGCTTAAGCCAAGGAGTCATATCAGCATTGACTGGGTGCTCTTTTTGAGAGACAAGACCGTAGTCGCTTTCAGCACTAATGACTATGTATCTATTGGTACATCTCTCGGAAATGATTCTTTTAACGAAGTCTGCCAGCCTCTCCGGAATAACATAGACGAGCTTCGCTCGTGGTAGGTCTCCACCTTCCCACGTTTCGTCTGCTATATCTCTCCACGAATTGACAGCGATGATATCTTCACGAGTAATACTCACCAATCATCTTCTCCCATTCGCTTTCGCGATCAAATGGCAATTCTATTACCGTAAAACCATTTAGTTCTGACCATTCCTTTTTACGTCTATCCCTCATCTGGCCCATTAAAAAATCTCGTTGCGTATGCTGGAAGAAGGGCACTCTGCTGTAGTGTTGCTCGCCATGAACTTCGATGATTAAACGTCGTGAAGGAATCATGATGTCAGCATATAGCGATTTTGTGACCTTGTTTCCGGCTCCCGGCAACGAGACTTCATTAAGGATTGTGTCACTAGGGAATATACCTCTAGTGATGTTTAGTGCTCTCTTATGCAGGCTAGACTTTGGTTCGGAATTAGTCAGTCGTAGATTGTATTCCTTACCGTCTAGCCCAGCTACTCGCATAATAGTGCCTTAATTTGATCTTCGATTTCTTGTTTCATCACTGGTAAAGATCTGAGAGCGTCAGCAAACTTAGCCATACCTTGGAACTTCTGTTCTTTGTATGTTAACCAAGAGCTAGCTTTCTCAACAATATTTAAATTGACCGCTTCCGCAATGATCTCGAACTCTTCATCAATACCATAGCCGTATCGTAGATACGAGGTATACTGAGTTCTAGGCTTACCACCCGCTGCGGAGCAACCAATCTTCCAGTGTACGATCTGACCAATCTGGTTCTTGTCGGAGTCTTCCCATCCCTGAGTATAGGATACTTCCATCATGGTGTCAGCTTGGTATCTGATCTTAGTACCACCGTCAGCAACATATTTGGGAGCATTACCTACAGCACCAAGATTAGCGATGAAGTGAGTAACCATCATCACCACATGATTCTTTCGTGGTACAATACCAGCCAATCTCTTAGTGAAGTTTGATAGTAGTTTTGGTAGTCCCGGACGTCTTTCGCCGCTCATTTCTTCAGCTAGATCTCTAGCAGGAATCAGAGACGAAATCGAATCGATAACAACAATGAGACCATCGTTGTCTTTCATGTATGCTTCTGCGATACGCAGGAATTCTTCAGCAGGTAGTGGTTTCTCGTCAGAACTAATGATAGTCATCATATCCTGATTAAGACCATGTATGCCGTCAAGCAACATGTCTTTTAGACGACCTTCAGTATCAAGATACAGGGTATGTCTAGAACCATGTTCGGGCTTCTGAGCATTACGAATCAATGATAGACAGCTTGAACTCTTACCAGTCTTCTCGTCACCACTAATAAGAACCCAAGATCCTTCCGGAATACCACCACCAAGAGCCATATCGTGTGCTGGGCTAATAGGGATGACATGACGATTCTTAGTAGCGTCTCTGACCTCTCGTCCTGTTCTACTGATATTCCCGAACTCTTTCTCAAGAGTAGAGATCAGTTTTGAGTCGATCTTAAGACCGTCGACTATATCCTCTTTAGCACCTTTCTTTGCCATCAAATTTCTCCGAATAGATTCTTGCCATTGGGCATGGAGGGCATAGTTTTGCCGTCTGTGGTTGGTTTTAGATCAGTCTCAGTCCTTGACTTGAGTTCTTCTTCGTATAGTTTCTGCTCTTTCTGGACAGACTTCTCGAAGGTGGCTACTCTAAGAGACCACAGTCGAGGATTCTTCTTAAGAGCACGTATTACAACGACATCTCCATACTTTTTACAGAGTTGCTGTGCTTTGGTGATCTGAGATTTGAAGTGTGCCTTCCACTTATCGGTATTCCAATATTTGAAAGCTAGCGTCGTACTTTCAGACACACATTTCCTATAGCACATCATCTCAGCTATGAACGCCGCTGGTGTTATCTCCTGACCAGTGTTCTGGGAAGTATACTTTTTCTCTGTCACGTCTGCACTTCCTATGATAGATGATTGAAGTCTCATTCGACTCAATAATATCTCTGCGATGAGAGGAATGAACGCCGAGAGTAGGAACTTCGTATTTAACAACGTCCATGAATGGCCACTCTATAGAACCAATCACGAACAAGTCCCAAGTCTTTTGATCTGTCTCAGTGAGTAGGGCAGATGCTCCTTTGGAGAAATAAGCACCATCACTACCACCTTCAGGATCATCAAAAGCAATATACTCATATCCAGCGAATCTGAACTTAACCTTGACTATGTCAAGATCATTGTCGTATACGTACTTCTTGACTCTTAGCCAAGCGTTTTTATGCATTCCGGGTCTATCATCGTCTTGATAGCACACTTCTCCATTAGATAGATAGACTGTCCACAGTGGGTTGGAGTCAGAATAGACAGCGACGAATACGTCTGGAGATAAGCATGGTTTATCTGATGGTGTGAACATTCGTAGCTGTTTTCCCCTTCTTACTAGCCAAGTCTGCTCTCATAGATTCAGCCTCAGTCATTATTGCTACACCACTACGACCGCTAGCAGTCTTTGTAATCATATGACTGGTTGTCTTAGCTCCTTCAACCTCTGCTTCCCCTTTTTCTTTTATCTGATCAGCAATCTCTTCAGCTCTGCTCTCAAGGTGTCTCTTTATCATAGAGACTGGTACTCCTAGCTTAACAGCTAGTTTCTGTACTCCGGTTTCCAAATTGCCGTCGACGAAAAATTTCTGGACTTCTGTCAGTTCTTTACTCTTGCTCACGATAAGACCTCTCAGCTTGAAGATATTTAAGTACATTTCGACTTTGAAGGTAGTCGGAGAACATTCTATAGGTTCTCTCGCTAACTCTCTTATAGTCTGAAGTGGAAACCTTTCCACTGTCTATCCCAAACGGGTCCACAAGTGCTCCCCTGTGAACCTTAATGTAGTGATTACCGTCATCACTAACTTTAGCTATCGCCCTCTTGTCCGTTTCTGTTGACGGCTTTCCGTCTATATCAAGTACTAGTACCATATGGTTCAATCTTCTCCCGTATCTCTTGAAGTTTTTTTTCTAGGTCTTCATCAGAATCGGCCACTATTCTTACCCTGATCTTTGGAGTATTGTAGACAACCGGAATCATATGAACACCATCAGTCATTTCGAAGACCTGAGGTAAAACAGTGATGTATGCGATCTTACCCATTCTGTATGTACCTCTGTTTTTGTTCAGGAGACATCTTGGAGATCTTGGTGATTTCCTCTCTGTCTGCCTTACGTTGTTTATCTTTAGCTTCCTGTCCAGATAAGATATAGTCTTTACGAAGATGCTCTTTCTCGTATCGCCCGAGCTTCTTAGCATTGCGATCCATTACTTGTCCTATAGTCTTTGCGTCCTGACGGACGAATCCGACAGAAGCAGAGATTAGTCGCTCTAGCTTCTTCTTTTTACACTTGGGACATTTGAGGAGTTTAGACGGACCCATTTTTTCTTCTCTCTCTTCTTCGTGCTCACAATTCTCGCACTTATATTCGTAGATCATATTATCTCACTGGATGGATTCTTTTTTCTATTAGATCATTCTCTACAATCCAAAAGTCTTCACCTTTAAGACCCTTGTTCTTCCTTCCTCGTAAGAATAACTTAATGCCTTTTTGGGCATCTAGCTTTGATGTATAAAATGGTTTAGAGTGGATTGGAATAAATAGCTTTCCAGCCATATCACCCGTTCTCTCGGTCGTCGCGTAGCGTATTGTAAAAATCGTCATCTTGCAGCCTTCCTAATAAAGAAGAAATCAGCGGGTTTCTGACGATATCAGCATTAGTGAATCTCATCAGTCCAACTTCTGGCAGATCCTCATACTGCTCAAACATATAAGCTAGAGCACCAGACTCATGCCTTGGTAGGTCGGTTTGATCTGGATCTCCATTGATGATCATCTTGGACTTCTTGCCAAGACGAGAAATGACCATCTTAATCTGCTTAAGAGTACAGTTCTGAGCTTCGTCCATGATGATGAAACAGTTGTGGAAGTTTCTTCCTCTCATGAAGTCTGGAGGACATATTTCGATCTCTCCACCTTGCAGAGCAGCAGCCAACCTAGTAGCTCCAAGCCACTTTGTTAGTTCGTCTGTAAGTGGTTTCATGTATGGGTCACACTTCTCCATAAGACCACCCTTAAGGAACCCAATCCCTCTACCGGCTTCTACGATAGGTCGCGAGATAATGATTTTCTCTATCTCATTATTCATGAGTTTTTCGCAAGCCATATAAGCAGGTATAGCAGTCTTACTTGAACCAGCAGGTCCGATAGCAACCACAACCTGATTTTCAGCGATGAGACGGATATACTCCTCTTGAGCTTCGTTCATAGGAGTCAGAGTCTTCTGCTTCGCTAGTGAACTCTTAGATACAGGTTTTTCTGTACGTCTAAGCTTACGTCTCTCAGTCATTAGATACCCTCGTGTAAGAGCCCATTTTTGAAAAGTTTGGTCTAATTTTGTCTATGTCTACCAATGTCGATAGGATATGATCAGTGATTAACTTTGCTACCCTATTGGGTAGTTCTTCACTACTCATATCCGGGTCTTCCTTCATAGCGTATGCGACTACAATTTGACCATCGATCCCGTCGATATTATAGTCTCGCGTCGAAATTGACCGGAGAGCAATGTCCAAAATTTGCTCGTCAGTCGCCAAAAAAGCCAGTGGTGCCATTTCTACTCCAGAAAGTCAAAACTCATGGTAGACACGTCGCCGACAGAGGCTCCGATCTTATAGGAATTGTCCAACTCCGTTTCTTGTGGAGCAACCTGAGTAGCCTTTGGATTCATCCATCCATTTAGCCAACCGCCAATAGGATTACGTGTTCCGAAGTGCTTTTCCCATCCCAGATTGGACAGTCGACTATCAGTCAACCATTCAATATAACCATGTAGGATAGGTTCATTGAGTCCTATCATTGACCCATCTTTGAATAGATACGTTGCCCAATCTTTCTCCTGTTGAGCAGCGTCTAAGAACATCTGATAGGCTTCGTCCTTGAGAGATCTAGCCACTTCAACGAACCCTTCAGAAGGTTCAGAATGAAGAATATCAATGATGGACTTAGTAATTGTCAGGTGGATAGCCTCATCACCACGGATCTTAGAGATGATCTTAGCATTCCCAATCATCTTCTTGTTCTCTGCGAATGCGAAAGAACAAACAAATGATACGTAGAAGCGAAGTGCTTCTAAGATATTAATGCTAATCAGAGTCAGATAGATCTGCTCTCTCTTATCACGAGACCCGAACTTAAGGTTGTCATACTGTTGTGCAGCCACTTCTGCTCTCTTCATGATTTCTGGATTCGCAAGAATCCCATCGAAAATAGCATTAGCGTCTGGATAAACCGCTTGAATTACGGTTGAGTATGATGTAGAATGGATGTTCTCGAAGAGAGCCCACGCAGCCATACAGGTTTCAAGTTCTGTATTGGTAACGTGATCCATCAAAACAGGCACCCCTCGACTAATCACAGAGTCGAGAAGTGTCTGGTATTGCAGATTAGACGTGAAGATAAACTTCTCATGTGGGGACATTTGCTTGAAATCCATCTTGTCCTGTCCAAGATTGAATTCATTTGCCGTCCAGAAGAGTTCTAGTTGCTGTTCGAACAACTTGAGAAACACTGGATATTTAGGATCGTCATACCTCTGGATGGACAAGTCTTGTCCCAAGAACAGAGGTTGAGTCCGATTATCAACTAGGTTTCTATTGAGAATTGTCGCTTTCATAATGTACAACTTCCTCCGGCACAGCCAGATCCAGTTTGGTCATCAGTTCCGTCAGGTGTAACAAGATAATACAGGTTCTTCACGCCCACCTTATGAGCGTACATAAGCTGTTTAACGATTTCGGATCGAGGAATCTTTCCGTCCGGATACATTGAGTAGTCCATGAAGAGGTCAGCAGAGATACTCATACATAGGTACTGTTGCATCGCAGCGTAAAGCTTAAGATGGTGAAGATTATCGCTCATCTCGAATGCTGTCGTGTAATACTGCTTGTGTCTAGGCCAGTTTGGTGGTAGTACCTTAATACTTCCAGAGCCCGACTTCTTAACAGTCATGTAATCACGAATAGCCCCTATCCCGTTAGTAGAACTGTGAACAACCGATGTTGATTCCACCGGCATTTGTGCCCCAACAGTACTATTGACGAGTCCGAACTTCTTAATACGAGCCCGTAGTCCTTCCCAATCCAGTTTTGGTCCAGATAAAAAAGAAAGGGGAGTGCATCTGTCCTGAGGCATAATACCTAGGGACCAAGTAGTCTTATTGTAATACGGGAATGTCTCACCAGTCTCTTCAGCTATCTTACAGCTAGCACTTAGCATGTAGTAAGACAGTTTCTCGAATAGGTCAGATGTTTCCTGTATCGCAGCTTCTTCATTCATTCTGATCTTCTTCGATGCAAGATAAGCAGCATAGTTGCTAATACCAACACCGATAGATCGATAACCCTTGCAGAATCGTTCAGCAGCAGGGAATCTGTACTCTTGCTGGTTAATAACCTCATGCAAGATTCGACAGATGATGTAGCACACATCCTCGAACTCTTCATCCTTGGTAGTAAGGACATTAACAGCCGATAGTACGCAGATACCAATTAGACCGTTTGGATCATCAAGAGATTGAACTGGAATCAGTGGATGGGTGATCTCCTGACATAGATTACTAGTCGTAACTCTATCTAGGAATGTCCCATTGTTGTTAGCATGGTCGATATGCATGATGTAAATACGACCAGTTTCCAGTCTTTCCTTTGCAATTTGGTCTAGGAGTTCTGCCGCAGATATCTTCTTGCAGAACTTTCCGCCAGCCTTTTCTGCTGCTTCATAGACTTCATTGAAGTTTGGTTTACCAAAGCAATTGTAGACTTCTGGATGCTCGTGATAGCTGAAGAGTGTAATGTCTTTGCCAGCCTTGAGCCTATCATAGAGAAGACCACTGATTTGAATACAATAGTCCATGAATCGGACCTTGTTCTCGTCTGCCCCTTTGTTATTCTTGTATGTCAAGATCTCCTGAATTTCTGGATGGAAGAACGGGAAATTGACAGTAGCACTTCCCTTGCGGATACCACCCTGCGAAGTTGAGTTCACAGCACTCTCTAGGAGCTTCGCAAAAGGCCGAATACCAGTGTGTTTGACTTCTCCATCGCGGATAGGAGAGTTGGCCGCTCTGATGCTTCCCATGTCCAATCCGATACCAGAACGATCAGCCACATATTGGCCAACGATATGACAGGATGTGAAGATAGAATTCAGGGTGTCATCTATGGATATGAGGACGCAGCTTGAATAGTTCTTCAGCTTCGTTCTCACACCAGCTAATATCGGAGTGGGAAGATTGATCTTGAATTGAGAGATGTAGTCGTAGGTCTTCTTAATCATCTCAAGTCGGTTTGGATATTCGCTGAACAATACCATAGGAATCATGATATAGGCGAATTGCGGGGTCTCAAAGATCTTCCCGGTCGATCGATCCTTCATGAGATACTTGTCACACATCTGCTGAATACCGGCGTGTGTGAACGAAAAGTCTCGATCATGCTTGACCATTTTGCCGATTTTGTGGATTTCAGACTCAGAATATGAGTCTAGTAGTACCTTATTGTACATCGACTTGTTCTTGCGGAGATGATCGTATAGTCGAGGTGGATCATTGGTGCCCCACACTTCTTTTCTCAACGCATAGACTCTTAACCTACCTGCCACATACTGATAGTTGGGGTTTTCGAGACTGATCAGATCATAGGCGGATCTAATGAGGATCTCTTGGATAAGGTTCGTTGTTGTGCCGCTTTCAATGGAAAACTTGGCATTCATAGCAACGTCACTAGGATTTACTCCCGTGATACCTTCACATGCCCACTCGATTACTCTATTGATCTTCTCCGCATCAAACGGCTCTAGTTCCCCATTTCTTTTCTTTATCTGAATTGCCTTCATTGCTTCTCCGGTTAGTTTCGATAAGGGTGCATAGTTTATACACCAAAAACAAAAAGGCTTCCCGGATTTTTGCCCGGAAAGCCTTGAGGTTATTAAGTTTAGGTCAGGTCACGCATTGTCGTTTTCAAGCTCACTAATGAACCGCAGGAAATTTTCTGACCAACCGCTGACTTCCGCGTCCCAGATACCAGCATAGTTGATACCGTACTGGTGAGGACTGACGTCAACGATATACTTTCTCTTCGCCTTTGGCTTAGGAAGCTTGTCAGTTGAACGTTCACAGTCCTGACTATCACTGAAGATAATCAGTCGATCTGGTTCATTCTTTTCTTCCTTAGCAATGTATTCGACACATTGTCTAGTGAAGATACCTCCACCACCCATTTCAACATACTTGCTCTTGATCAGGTCAAGCAGTCCGAATCCTCGAAGGTTCTTGATCTTCATAGTCTTATGGATTCTAGTAGCGTCAGAACCAGCCGTTAGATAGATGGTGCAATTCTCACACATTTCTCTAGCGATCATAGTCATCGCGATACCGACGTCCAATCTTGTGAACTCTGACTTGTCCGAAATACGTCTTTGCATAGAGCCAGAGACGTCAAGAACGAATACAGTTTCACCCTTCAGCTTAGGGAACTGAGCAAGACATGCAAACATCAGTTTTTCTAGCTGAGGAATGTAGTCAGGAGCATACTGAACAGCCTTGATGAAGTCAATAGGTAGCAACATAGCAGGATTCGCTGACTCAATAGCCTGACGAACTTCCGCCTTTGTTAGTACAGCCTGCATGTTCCGAAGATTACGCAGGGTAGCCAATGCTCCCAACTTCTTTCCAGCGATCAGAGATCTCCAGACCTGAGCCTTCTCAGCGTCGTTCTTAGCAGCAGATAGACCGACTTCCCAAGTATCAGGAGTCTGCAGTGTATCGCTAGCCAGACGACGGAACAATTCCACATCCTTAGGCTTTGGGTGAGTCAAACGCATAGCATCACGAAGCTTAACTTCAGTAGCACGATTGTACTTAGCCAGTTGGTATTCGTCGAACCCAACCAGTGCGTCAGCAATACCCAGCTTCATCTGCTTAGGAAGAGACTTCTTTCCAGAGTTTGTCTTCCAGTACAGAGCAAGTAGATCTGTAATCTGGTCTGCTCGTGTGCATACAGACTTGATGACGAATCGTACATACTTACGATGAGATTCGTAACGACACATTTCTCGGATAAGGAGAAGTGGTACGTGACGAAGCTTCTGTTCCTTACGTGATGCAATCGCAATCTTAGCGACAGTAGCACCATCAATCAGCGGAACCAGAGTTCTGATCTGTTCGTCGATCTTCTGACCAGTGATGTATGCAGCATCTTCCCAAAGAAGACACGTCATAACCAGTCTACGAAGCTGTGCTTCATGGGTTGACTTTGCAGCCACCTTACCCATACCACCAGCTAGTCGTACATCAGAAAGAACAGCAGTAGCAGCCTTGTTAATCTTAGCCATCGTCATCATATCCTTGAGAAAAAAACATATGGGGAAAAAACGATAACAACTTGTGTTGCGACACAAACCGTTGCGATGAAATTGTTATCTACGCCACCATAGAGCCCAGAGTTGGATTCGAACCAACATTTCCCTTTTTCACGGGGTGTTCTAGCCATTATTACTATCTGGGCGAATGGCGGAGGTTGGAATCGAACCAACACGACCGTGCTTATGAGACACGTAAGCTACCACTGCTTTACCCCGCCAACAAAATAAGTAGGGAAAAATCGAAAACAGCTTTTTTTTAGGTGTCCTGCCATTAGACGACAGAGCCTTACGACCCCGAGGGGATTCGAACCCCTATTACCCGCTTGACATGCGATGAAACTGTTCTCTACGCCACTACTAGTGCTGTTTCACGGAATCGAACCGCAGCCTGCCCTATACAGATTGTCGCCTGACAAGGACTGTCTTTTCCAATTAGACCAAAACAGCGAATGAATACAATAAAAACACAGTAGGGAAAGTTCGTACACAGAATTGAAGCCACGACAGCTTCGACTCCTTTTGGGAGTTATACAACGATGAAACTGTTATACTACACCACTACTAGAGCCGCCTTCCGGAGTCGAACCGGCATTCTTCCCCGGTGAGGAGAAGTCTTCCCAATTAGATGACGACGGCAAAATATGGCTGGGAAAATAATCGATAAGAGAGCATACTCCCTTGCCTAAACCGCTCGGCTACACACCCGTTATGAATGAATGGGTGCAGTTGGATTCGAACCAACGTTGTCTTGCGACAGGGATTTCAACGATGTAACTCTTATCTACGCCACAACATTATCAAAGAAGTCTATACACACCAAAGAATTGTTCCATAATCCGACATTGTCTGAATGAAGATCTCTGTATCCGGGAATCACTATTTGTATCTTCCTAGACAGTTCAGCAAATTCTGGAATGGACAAGTTCTCTTCCCAATTGTTTCTGTCGGTCTTAGAGAGAACGTTTTGTCTTTCGGCATTACCAGTCAGATATCCAATACCAGAACCACGTAAGTAGAAAAGGTCAGAGAATACTGGCGGTGCAGCACCGAGAGAGAAAGCTTTCTTCTGTCTTGATAAGGACATCTCAGCCGCTTTTGTGCTGTCGAATACCTTCAACCCTATCTGATAATACCTACAATGTTGACTTGTAGATACGATCGGAGATAAGTCCAACAGTGTACTTGGGATTATTGGTAATAGATTCATGTTCAATGATTGGGAAAAGGCGATAACAACTTTTTCTTTTATCCGCTGCCTTACCATTCGGCCATTCATCCTTTAGGGATGAAGTTGGATTCGAACCAACATGTCGCGGATTTCATTCGATGTAATTGTTATCTACACCACAACCAAGCTGATCCGGTTGGAATTGCACCAACGATTGCCCCTAAAGCGAGGCTGTGATTCTAGTTTCACTACGGACCAATGAAGGGGGAAAAATCGCATTCAGCTTTTTTAGTCGCTCTACTATTAAGCTACACCCCCACCAAATCTACCGTGATAAACTTGGTGGAGGTGGTTGGAATTGCACCAACACCTACTCGATTAAAAGTCGATGAAACTGAATACTACACCACCCTAGAGCACGAGGCAGGTTTCGAGCCTACACTAGACTGATCAATCCGTACTACCTTTATACTACTCGTGCAGCAATTGTCGCCTTTCGACGACAAGAGATTTAATTCCACACATGGTGGATTATTGGATGCGGCCTATTCACCTCATGAAAGTGAACACCTTGCAAGTACGACCGCAATGGCCACTACGGGAATTGCACCCATTTGGAGGGCTTATGAGACCCAATAGATAACTATACCTTCCAGTGGCGTCATTTTGGTAACTTACGGTTACCACTCGTTTTTTTGTCCGTCAGGACATTATACCCGATTCTCAGTCCCAACTCAAGTCTTTTTCGTCGTCTTTCTCGACTTTTTCAGGAAAACGTTTTGGTCTTTCGTCTGGCTGGATTCTCCTTGATTTTGAACGCTTACGACGAGCCTCTTTCAATGCCTCTTTATCTCTTCGAGGTCCGTCCTCGTCAAAATGATATGTTTTGCCCACTGTGTTACCTTAAAAAACTAGACCATCGATCAATGAAACGTTCATGACTGTATAGCTCCTTGGCTAAATCCTTATTCTTGGCAACGCTGCCAGAGCAAGCTCTAATAGCTTTTGCCCAACTAAACAAATTCTCATCTGAGACAGTTTGATCTGCCATCTCTTTAGCTATTCCCGTATGAGATGATACTACTGGAACTCCAGAGCATATCGCCTCTAACACAGAATAGCCGAATCCTTCCTGATCTGGCGTTGCTAGGAACACCGAACTCTGCTCCAAGTATGGAACAAGATTCGAGAAACCACCAACATAGATACTGTTCTTTGGAAGGTTGTCTCTTAACCAATCACTCAGAGCACCGTCTCCAGCGAAGATAAACTTAAAATCTGGCATGATCTTAGCTATCTTAACTGCTAGTTCCGGTCTCTTCTCAGCACTTAGTCTATGTCCCCAAAGAACAGTCTTAGATTCTGGAGCGAAGAATAAGGACGTTCTATCATTCGAAACTGCGTTAGGAATGTTAGTGTAACCATACTTCTCAGCTACAACAGGATTAACAGCTACCACATCTGTGGCAAACTTCCTCTGTCGTAAGATTGTTCTGTGGGACCATACACTAGTTTCGTCTCCGTGGTGCATACAGATAATTCTCTTGGGAGTCATCTCCGTGAAGAATCGTCTCGGATTATCGTCGCCCCACAGAACGAGTGTATCAATCTTTCTTATTAGCTGGCGAGCATCTTGTTCTCCAGCACCCCAATCAACTTCTAAGTCTTTGATGCTCTTGTGAGGATCGTTAATGGAAACCATCCCACGAATATCCACATGCTTACGCAATGAAGGAATAAGACTTTTATGCCAAGTCTCAACACCTCCCATATTAGTGAATACTACCGATATGAAACCGACTTTCGGACCATCGGACATTCCCTTGGGAAATGATGTCTTGAACACTTTTACGAACGCTCCTATGGTGTATACTGTGCCTCTCGGACTATGATCCTTGACTAGGGCGTTGTTAGCACCTGACCAGCCAACCATCTCATTACTGATCTGATTCACACTCTCGTAAGAGCGATAGGGTAGGAGGGGAATCGAACCCCAACACGCAGATTTGAAGTTCTGGTGCTACTCCTCGTAGAATCCTACCCACCGAACGTATGTTTGTAGATTGCTTCCCATACGACCGTAGATAACAGCAGATAACAGACCCCGATTGCCGTACCGACTAATCCAGATCCAGTGAATGTCTGATGCCAAACATACTGAATGAGGAATGGAAGGGAGACGAAAAGAGCGAGGAACTGAAATGCATTAAACTTTTTCACGACTAATCCTTAAGTTAGCAACCAATCTTTGATTTCTTGTTTCGACGGGGTCATTATACCCCATCTCCGTAGTTTGTTCAAGAGCTTTTCTGGATCAATTTCCGTTTTCGGTGACTTTTCACAGGAAGAGCGGGTTTTCCCACGTAGGAAAGCGTATGCCAAATAAGCAAGCCTTGACTCCGGCCTGACCTTTTGTACACGATGATTATGCAAGTCGCAACTACAAATTGAAGTCGCAACTAACTTTTCCTGCCTAATAAAGACAGCTTCTGCTGCCAACGACTTGATATTGATTCTAGCTCTATGGACTTCAGGACGCATTTTAGTTCTCCAGATAAAAGAAAAGGGAAGATAACTCGCCTAGTCTTAATCTGGTGGACCTATACATTCAGCCGATCATTTTTACTGTCTCCGAGAATGAAAATTCGTTTATAGCAGTGACGATGAGATATTTCACAGCATCATCAAACTCTTTTGTGGAGCACAGAGATTCTCTCCAGTGCTCTATTAAGTAAAGCAGGACTTTTACATCCTGTAACTGATCGAATCGACTACGCTCATATGAACCAGTGGTAGTCATATGCACATCTAGAGCACAATCTAATACTGATCTGTTTTCTAGAATGTCCATGATCCACTGTGGCCTATAGCCTACCGACTTTTTTTCGTCACGAATGGCCGTTATAGTCTCGTACGCATCATCGTCT